TAACGGTCAGGCAGATATAAATGACATTGCTACATATCTTGGAGTTACCGAAAAAACAGTCCGAAATCGACTAAAAGAACACGGCGGATTTTGGATTGACGGCGGTAAAACAGGATTGAAGGAAAAGGAAAAAGTCGAATAAATTTTCCCTTTCTGTCAAATTTGGAAGGAAAATTTTATCGAGAATTTCCCTTTCCGTGAGGGAAAATAGGGAAAATTTCCCGAGAAATTCCCTTTCCGAAAATGACGGAAAATGACTTTTTTCTCGAGATTTTCCGAGGGAAAGAAAAAGTATATATACTACGTATATATAAACGGTTTCCGTTCCCTAAGGTCACAGGGGTGAAGTAGTTGTGCGAAGCTTACGCACAACAACTCCTTCCCCTGACCTGTGACTAAAAGTAAAATTCAAAAATTAAAAGTAGCTTTAACGCTTTAAAGGAGTGAAATGCTGAAAATGGAATTTTTTATGGCGATGATACCGCCGACCGTAACTGCACAGGAACATAAAGTTATGGTAAAAAACGGTAAACCTGTTTTTTATAATCCACCCGAGGTGAAGCAGGCAAGAGAAAAGCTCACATCACATTTGGCAAAGTTTAAACCGTCAGAACCGTACAAGTCGGGTGTCAGACTGATAACAAAGTGGTGCTTCCCCCGTGGTAAACATCAGGACGGCGAATATCGTACAACGAAACCTGACACGGACAATCTGCAAAAAATGCTAAAGGACTGTATGACCGCCCTCGGCTTTTGGTCTGATGACGCATTGGTTGCAAGCGAAGTGTGCGAAAAGTTTTGGGCAGAGGTTTCGGGCATTTACATCAAGGTGGAACAATTGTGAACATCTCAGAAGTTAAACGCAACCTTGAAAGAACTGTGCTGTACAATGGCGCAGAATACATTCTGAAAGGCTGTATCATCAGGCGGAATACAACGGGTCAGTTTTATTATCAAGCCGAACTTGCGGACACTGAAGCCAAAAGCTCGTTGATTGTAACTGCACTTGATAAGATTGACGAAAGGAGAGCAAACGATGAAAGCGAGAATACCTGTTAAGCTGAAAAAGGAGGCTATGGCGGAGATTAACCGCCTTGCCGATAGAGAATATCAGAAAGTCAAGGACAAAGAAATCAATGACCTGACAAGGCGAATTTTTAAGACTATTGTATTTGCCTTGCATAAAGATTTCGGCTTTGGCCGTGACAGATGTGCAAAGGCGTTGAAGTCAATGACCGAAATAATTGAACACTCCGACACCGACGAAGTCTTTTGGGAACATATCGACCGTATTGTCATTGACAAGCTGAAACTTGAATTTGAGAAGCGGGACTATACCGACAATGGAAAAGTTGTTAATTTTGAAGGAGACGAAGAAAATGAAACTCAGACAGGAAATCAATAACACCCGTGATATGATTGACGGTGAACTCAATCGCATTATGGTCACAGATGATATAGAAGAGATAAGAGGGTTGACATATTATTTATTCTGCAACATAAATGACCTTATCCGCAAGAACCAACAAAGAATTGCCAAATCGTTGAGAGGTGAAGAAAATGATTGACTGTACGAAAACTAAGAACTACTTTGCCGAAAAAGCAAGGATGTCGAAAACAACGAAATCAGGAACATGCGAAGTGGAATGTGCAAAATGCCCTTTAAGTAGCGATAATAACGGTGTAGGAGAATGCTGTACAGATTTTGAAATGCTTTATCCTCAAGCAGCAATTTCAATTGTACAGCGGTGGAGCAATGCAAATCCACAGAGGACTTATCTGACCGAATTCCTGAAACATTATCCAAATACTCCTCTTGGTAGTGGCGGGACTCCAAATATTTGCCCTCATGCCTTGGGACTGCACAATATAGAAGGATGTAAAAAGAATTATACGTGTATTGAATGTTGAAATCAGGCTTTGCCTGCCGAGGGAGGCGAAGAGTAATGGCATTCCCCGAAAAGCTAAAAGCGTTAAGACTTAAAAATGGATTAACGCAAGATGAGTTGGGCGAAAAGCTCTATTTGAGCAGAACAAGTATATCTTACTATGAGCAGGGAAAATTTGAGCCTAATATCGAAACCATAATAGCTGTAGCGGATTTATTTAACATCACAACAGATGAATTGTTGAGGTGAGGTGTGAACACGATGACAAACTTTGAAAAAATCAAACAGATGTCAATTGACGAAATGGCTCGGAGTTGTATGAGTTTTTTTTTTTTTGACTGCCCGTACGGCACTCCATATGTCGGCTGTCCTATGGAAGAACGATTCAACGACAGCTTGTATTGACTGCACAAAACATTGGCTTGAAAGTGAGGTGGAAGAATGAAAGACATTAAAAATATCACTGTTAATTACGATAACAATGAAAGCAAGACGATTACAAAGGGACTTGTTATTGATTTTGGTAAACTTGATAACGATGAGGGCGATGTTTGCTTTAATATGTGTAACATCAAAGGTAAGGATTTGTGTTTGATTGTAACCGCTGTTGTTGCGTTGGCGCAGGAACTTGGTATGCTTGACGAGGAGGAGCGTGATATAGATTGACAGCGAGAGAGATTAAGGGCGAAATAATAGATTTTGAACCGTATCGTGTGAAAAAGGAGCTTGAACAATTTAAGGATTACGATGAAAAGAACTTTTTTGCAGATTGTTATGTTAGTGACGAGTGCAAAAATCCAGACAGTTACGGAATTGTATGTGTAAAATGCGGAGAGTGCGGACGCACTTTTACAAAAGATGGAATTTTAAAGGAGGAGAATTAAAATAAATGAAAGTACATCATTGTGACGCTTGTAAAAAAGCGTTAGGAAAAAGAGATTTTAGAGTAAAACTTTGGGCAAAGGCTAACGAGGGACACAAGGTGAGGTTTGTAAGATTAGAGATTTGCTATGACTGTTACAGCGCATTGCCGGCGATTGCACGAAGATACGAATCCGGTAAAGGGTGGCTTGATTAATGGATAAGTCACACAGAACAGATTTAACATTTTCAAGACAGCTTGAAAAGGCTATGACATCAAGGAACATAGGTGCAACAAAACTGTCGAGAATGTCAGGAATACAACGTAGTCAGATATGCAAATATTTGACTGCTGAGATGTCGCCGACAGCAATGACTATTCGTAAATTAGCTATTGCTTTAGGCGTAACATCTGATTATTTATTAGGGCTGATTAAAGCAGACAAACAGTAGCTTACAATAATAAAATTGTACCTAAAAATAACAGCAAAAAATTATACAATGGACTTATGATGCAGAAGGACTATCTGTGTTGTAAGTCCATTTTTTATTTGGTGGTGTACGGTATGGCTAAGGCATTTGCCATAGGATTTTATAAATCTAAAAAGTGGCAGGACTGCCGACAAAGTTTTATCGCAGAACGAATGCTTGTTGACGGCGGATTGTGTCAACTATGTAAAGAGCGACACGGCTTTATCGTACATCATAAGATCATGATTAATGAGGGCAACATAAACAATCCTGATGTTACTCTCAATTACGACAATTTATTATTTGTGTGCAAAAAATGTCACGATGATTTACCGGGACACGGGATAGGTTGCGAACCGAAAAAATATTTTTTCGACGAAAGCGGAATGCTCCGACCGATTATCCCCCCCGTTGAAAAATCGGAAACCGGTAACCGTAGGACCGAGGGGGGCAGTTAGATTTTTTGCGCGCCTTACATATAGCCCCCCTCCCCCTCAAAATCGTGTGAAAGGACGGTGATTGATTTGACTGAAGAACAGAGAGAACAAAGAGCGATTAAGCGAGAGATAAAGCGATTAACGGAAATCTACAAGGACATAGAAGTCAAGAGAAAAGACCTCGCCGTGGGCTTGATTGAAAATGCGGCGTTCACTCGAATCAGACTGAAAGAACTGCAACAGGACATTGCAATTTATGGCTTGACTGAATTATTTTCGCAGTCGGAAACACAAGAGCCGTACTCACGCAAAAGACCTGAGGCAGATTTGTATAATACCATGCTCGGCAACTATCTCAAATACATTAAACAGCTCAACGATATGCTTCCGAAAGTGACCGAGGCGAAGACTGTGACAACAGACGGCTTTGACGATTTCGTTGAAGGGCGTGACAAGCTTTGAAACGCTATCCATTGAGTTATAATCCGATACTTGAATATTACGAGCAGATAAAGAACGGCAAGGTTACTGTTTGCGACAAAATACGCAAGTGGTACAAACATTTAAGCGATAAGGTGATTAATCCGACAGACGGCTATCATTACGAAGCTAAGCGAGGAAATCACATCATTGAATTTGTTGAAAACTATTGCCGACATAGTAAAGGCAAAATGGGCGGTCAGCTTGTAAGGCTTGAATTATGGGAAAAAGCATGGCTTGCGGCGACTTTTGGCTTTGTGGACGATGACGGCATCAGGCAATACAACCTATCTGTGTTAATTATCGGAAAAAAGAACGGTAAGTCGTTGCTTGCCTCCGCGATTGGCTTGTATATGCTCATCGGTGATGGTGAACCCGGTCCCGAAGTGTATGCAGTTGCTACAAAGCGTGACCAAGCTAAAATCATTTGGCAGGAAGCAAAACGAATGGTTCGCAAAAGCGAAACTTTGCTAAAGCGAATTAAACCACTGCTAAATGAATTGAGTTCAGAAGATTACAACTGCGGAGTGTTTAAGCCGCTTGCTTCTGATTCAGATACACTCGACGGATTGAATGTGCATTGTTGCCTTATGGACGAACTCCACCAATGGAAAAACGGCAGACAGTTGTATGACATTATGGCAGACGGTACAATCGGGCGAGACCAACCGCTTATTCTTGTTACAACAACAGCCGGAAAAATCAGAGAGGACATCTACGATGAAATCTATGACGATGCTGTCCGCACCACGAACGGCTTGTTTGATGATGTAGGTTACAAAGACGAACACAGCCTTTACATCATCTACGAGCTTGACAAGCGTGAAGAATGGGAAAAGCCCGATTGCTGGGAAAAGGCAAACCCGGGGCTCGGCACGATTAAAAACCGAAATGCTCTTGCAAGCAAAGTCAAGAAAGCGCAGGCGAATCCGTCGCTTGTACGCAACCTTGTATGCAAAGAATTTAACATAGCCGAAACATCAACTGAATCGTGGCTTAATTTCGAGGAGCTTAACAACGAAACAAAATTTGATGTAAAGGAACTCCGTCCGACCTACGGCATAGGCGGTGCAGACTTATCAAGCACAACCGACCTTACGGCGGCCAAGATGTTGTTTCGAGTGCCTGACAATGAAAATATTTTTGTATTGTCAATGTACTGGATACCTGCCGACCTCGTAGAGAAAAAAGTAACCGAGGATAAGATACCGTATGACAAGTGGATAGAACAGGGCTTTATGCGTACTTGCCCCGGAAACAAGATTGACGCAAGTGTTGTTACGGAGTGGTACCAAGAGATACAAGACGAATACGATATTTACTTGTGGAAAGAGGGTTATGACGCTTGGTCGGCTCAGATGTGGGTTAATCAGATGATTGACGCTTTCGGACCTACCGTTATGGAAGCTGTACATCAGGGCAAGAAAACACTGTCTGCCCCGATGAAAGCCCTTAAAGCAGACCTTGTCAAGAAAAGAATAATCTACAACAACAACCCGATAGATAAATGGTGTTTGGCAAATACCGCAATAGATGAGGACAGAAACGGAAATATACAGCCGATTAAGACCTCAAAATCGACAAGGCGAATTGACGGTACTGCGGCATTGCTTGATGCTTACACAATATATTTTGAGTATGAAGATGAATACCTGAGCATTATTTAGGAGGTGAGAAAATGGGAAAATTCAAAAACTTTTTTAATTCTGTTCGCAATGTCAGAAAGACGAAGAATTTTTCAAGGGTTGAACTTGTCACTCAGAACAATTCAAATTTTTTCTTGTGGGGCAACAGGGCATATGATTCCGACACCGTCCGAGCTTGCGTTAATGCACAGGCTCTTAGATTCTCGAAATTATCCATTAAACACATAAGAGAAACAATCGTTGACGGCGGAAAAGACTTGTTAATCAATCCAGAGCCTTACCTCAAATTTTTGCTTGAAGAGCCAAATCCGTACACAACAATGGATATGCTCCTATATAGGACAAGTACACAGTTATCGTTATCGGGCAATGCTTTTTGGCTGATAATCAGGGATTCAAACGGCTTGCCTATGGAACTGTATTTCATACCGGCTAAATCAGCTACGGACTTGTACGACACTAACGGCAACCTTGTGTATGAATTTATTCTTGCAAACGGCAAGACCTACCGCTTTGCCTCCGAAGATGTCATACATTTGCGTGATGACTTCGCCGAAAACGATATATTTGGCAGTGGAAAATTCAAGGCTCTTGCTCCTCTGCTTGAAATTGTTGAAACAACCGACAGCGGTATCATCAGCGCTATCCGAAATTCAAGCGTAATTAAATGGTTGCTAAAATATACCTCATCGTTGCGCCCTGAGGACTTGAAGAAAAACGCAAAAGCGTTTGCTGATAACTACCTTAACATCAGCAACAGCTCCGTGGGTGTTGCGGCAGTTGACGCAAAGGTTGACGCAAATCAGATAACCCCGAACGACTATGTTCCAAATGCTTTGCAAATGGATAGAACGAAAAACAGAATCCTTGAGCTTTTTAACACTAATGTGAAAATTATCACATCAACAGCGAACGAAGATGAAGAAAATGCTTACTTCGAGGCGGTGATTTCGCCTAAAATCATTCAGCTTAAAAACGAGCTGACACGGAAACTCTTCACACGGAGGCAACGAGGTTGTGGAAACTACATCGCGGTCGGTTCGTTCAATCTACAATCCGCAAGCCTTAAAACAAAGTTAAATTTTGCGGGAATGGTTGACCGTGGTGCAATGCTTCCGAATGAATGGCGAGAATCACTTGGACTTGCTCCTGTTCCGGGCGGTGACACTCCACTCAGAAGATTAGATACAGTTGCGGTCGATGAAGGAGGTGAAAACGATGCCGAAAACAATTGACATTAAAGGCCCTATCATTACGAATGATGATAAGTGGATTTACGACTGGTTTGGAGTAGCCTCCTGTTGCCCAGCTGACATTCGGTCACAGCTTGACGAAGTGGCGGATGATGAGGGCGTACAGGTTGTTATTAATTCATCAGGTGGTGACATCTTTGCCGCCTCCGAAATTTACGATATGCTCGCCGAAAGCAAGGCAACAATCAAGGTCATTTTTGCCGCCTCTGCCGCTTCATACGTCGCTTGTGCGTGCACATCTGAAATTGTGCCAACAGGTATGCTTATGATTCATAATGTTTCAAGCTACGCCGCAGGTGATTACAACGACATGGCACACGAATCAGACGTGTTGCTTAAAGCAAGTAAAGCCGTTGCGACAGCCTATCGACTTAAAACCAGTATGAGTGAGGACGAGCTTATCGGACTTATGGATAAAGAAACTTGGCTTACTGCTGATGAAGCAGTCGAAAAAGGTTTTATTGACAAGGTCACGGAATACGCCGAAAAGCCAAAAGAGGTTAAACTTGCGGCAAGTCTTAGCGGCCTTATCCCTGATACAATCATCAAACAGATGAGGGACGAAAAAACACAGCTTACAGCAAAACTTGAATTGCTCAAACGAAAGGAAGTTGAAGAAGAATGAACAAACAGGAATATCTCGACAAGAGAAATGCTCTTTATGACAAGGCAAAAAAGCTCATTGCAGAAAACAAGCTCGCCGAGGCGAAAGAGATTACACAGCAGATTGATAAGCTCGACAGTGACTTTGAAAATTCTGCCGTAGGAAAGGCAAACAAAAACGCAGAGGAGGGAATCAAAATGCCTGCACCATTCGAGAATCACAAGGCAAACATCGACCTTACAGATGAGGACGAAAAGGTAACGGACATGTACGCAACACTTGAATACAGAAAAGCATTTGCTAACTATATTCAGAACGGTGTACCCGTGCCACAGAAGTTTATGAATGTGGCATCACAGACCACATCAAGCACTGCGGCGGCTATTGTGCCGACCACAATGTATCAGCGTTTAATCGTTGAACTTGAAAAAATCGGCGAAATTTACGCAAGAGTGTTCAAGACGGCTTATCCGACAGCGCTCCTTATCCCTACACAGAACATCCGTCCGACAGCAAGCTGGGTTGATGAGGAAAAGGGTTCAGACCAGCAGCAGGTAACTACTGACAAGGTTGTCTTTGCCGGCTATAAGCTTGAATGCAAGGTTGCGTTCTCGCTCTTTATGACCAAAACGGCGCTTGACACTTTTGAATCACAGTTTATCGACCAGATTAAGAACGCAGTTGTTAAGGCCTGTGAAATGGCAATTATTAAGGGTTCGGGTTCAGGTTCGCCAACAGGCATTCTTTCATGCACTCCGCCTGACGGTCAGACAATTGAAATTGCAAAAACCGGCAAGCTTACATATTCAACACTTTGCTCTGCTGAGGCGGCTCTTCCTGCTGCATACGATGACGCTGTATGGCTGATGACAAAGAAGTCATTCTTTGCGTTCATGGGCATCACAGACAGCAACGGTCAGCCTGTCGCTCGTATGTCCGAAGGACTTAACGGCAAGCCGTCACTCTCACTTTTCGGCCGTGCTGTTATCCCAACAGACGGCTATATGGATTCGTACGCTGACACGGTTTCAGCCGACACAACCTTTGCAATGATGTTCAATCTTAACGATTACATCTTCAACGAGGTAATGGGTTTAAGTGTCAAGAAGTACGAAGAGGACGACACCGATAACACAGTCCTTAAAGCCGTAATGCTTGCAGACGGTAAGGTTGTGGATACTCACAGTCTTGTTAAGCTCGTTAAGAAGAGCGCTTAAAAGAGGTTTGAATTATGGCAGTATCTAATGAAATTGAAGCCGTAAAGGTTTCGCTCCGTATCAATACGGTACTGTTTGACGATGAAATATCTGCCCTCATTGATTCTGCCAAAAGTGACATGGCAGGTGCAGGAGTTGATGTCAACGACAAAAACTCAACTGCACTTGTTATGCAGGCAATCAAATTCTATTGCCGTGCTTATTTTTCGGTTACCGCCGACAGCGAATGGGCACGGCATTACGAAGAATTGCGTGACGCAATGGCGGCGAGAGGAGCACAAACAGAATGAATGCAGATACTTTGATTTTGCTTGTTTCGGGCTATAACGAAACAACAAACGATATCGGTGAAATCGTTCAGTCTGAAAAGCTCCGCAAGGTCTATGCTCAGCGGCAATATGTCAGACAATCCGAGTTCTTTCAGGCACAAGCTAACGGATTAAAACCCGAATGTATGCTTGAAGTTAATTCCTTTGAGTATCAGAACGAAGAATTTTGTTACCTCGATAACAAAAAGTTCAAAATCTATCGTGCATATCAAATCAAAGGAACAGAGCGTACGGAGCTGTATTTAACTGACGTGGTAGGTGAAAACAATGTCACTACCTAAATCAGTTAAAATTACCAAAAACGGCGTTGAGATAATCAGCAATGTTGAACGCATACAGTACACGCTCAAGGAGCTTGAGAGAGCCGCTCTGCGTGATGTTGGAAAGCTGGTATGTAAACGGACAAGGCAGAAAATAAAACGCAGGTCAGGGCGATTGGCGAAAAATACACAGTATTGGGTGCGGAGTAAGCAAGAAGTACCTGATTTACAAGTAGGCTTTAAACCGGGCGGATTCTATGGACTGTACCAAGAGATTGGCACGAATAAATATCCAAAAATCGGAGCATTGAGCGATGCCGCCGAAAGCAATATCAAGGACATCATAAGAATTGAACAACAGTACCTCAGTGCCGTAGGTACAGAAGAGGCAGAACGCAAACTGAACGAGGGGGAATACAGCGGTGAATAATATCAAGAAATTTTTGAAAAATTTATTCGCTGAGTATGCACCCTCTTATTTTTTACAGGCAGAAAGCGGATTCCCTCGCCTTGTATATGAGGTTAAACAGCTCTACACAGATGAGCCGTATGACAAGTTTGTTGTGACCGTTAATGTTTATGACAGGCAGACTACGGCGGTCATTGATGATGTTGTGAACAAAATCTACGACAACATAGCAAAGGCTACATACTTGGTTGATGATGTTTTTTACAAATTCTACAACAATTTTGACCGGCAGTATATTGCCGAATCAGACAAATCAATAAAGAGAGTGATGTTCACTCTTGAAATGAGAAAATACAACAGAAAGGATGATTAAAATGGCAACAGTTAAGCCACGAAAAATTAAGCCATATAGCGGCTATTCGGCGAAAACCGCCGACAGAATGCTTCTTGATGCAGGTGCGTTTTTTGTAAATTACGATCCTGCTACGGACACATACGCAAGCGCCAAAAAGGCAGGCAAGTGCCTTGGTGTAACAATCAAAGGCGGTGAATTTTCGGCAAAGCCGACACTCAGACGGCTTGAATTTGACGGTGTAAAAACACGAACTAAAGGCGATACGGTAGTTGACGGTTGGGAGGTTTACATCAAGGCAACCCTTGCCGAGATGACCACACAAAATTTCATTTATGGTCTTGGAATTGCCGACAAAGGTACAGACGAAAAGGTCGCAGGCTACGATGTAATCACAGGTAGAGATGTTATTCTTGACAGTGACTACATTCAGAACATCACTTGGGTAGGTTGTCTCCTCGGAGAGGATAATCCGTGTATTATTCAGGTATTCAACGGATTCAATGAGAACGGTCTTACACTTGCAATTGCCGACAAAGACAACGGTAAGGTAGAAGCTCAGTTCTATGGCAACCTTTCACCGGAGGTTTATGATTCAGAGGACGAAATCAAACCACCGTTTAAAATTTTTAGACCAACAGAAACAACGGAAGCAACGGAGGCATAATTATGAGAAAATTAAGCATTAAAGACGCATTTACTCTTGCTCGCATTATCAAAAAAGCAGACATCAAAGAGGAAATTGCAGACTTTGCAAATCGCATTGCTGTCAAAAATAACAGCAAAGATGAAACGGTCAACACCGAAGCGGTCGGTCTTGAATTTGTGATTACTCTGTTGACTTCTTTGGCAACCAAAGAAACAGAACAGGAATTTTATTCATTGCTTGCCGACATCAGAGGCGACATTACTGCTGATGATGTAAGTAAATTAAGTATCCCCGAGGTTCTTGACAATGTAAAGACAATCATCAGGGAGAACGATATTAAAAGTTTTTTTACCTCGCTCTCAGCCTTGAAGTAAGAACATATGGAATGCTCGTGCAGTATTGTTGTGGCAACACTGCCGTACTGCATGAGCTGTCTTTTTCAGATGCTGTCGAGATTATCAAAAATGCTATAAATGACCGTAACGACGAATTGCTTTATAAAGCCTATATTTTGACTGTTGTAGGAAATTTCACAGGCTTGTTGTACACGGATTTTGTAAACAAGGCAACAGGCTCGACACGGTCTGAAAGCGTTGAGAGTGTCAATACAGAGGAAATCGAAAGAAAAGTTGAAAACTATCTTGATAACTACAAATGGGAGGAGGTGTAGCTAATGGCTGTTGAAATATTTAAGCTGTTTGGCTCTATTTTCGTCAACAATGATGAAGCAAACAAATCAATCGCCGAAACCGAGAAAAAAGGTAAAGGTGTTGCCGCAACCTTAGGTAACGGTATCAAAACCGCAGGCAAATGGGGAGCGGCAATGGTCGGAGGTGCGGCGGCAGGTGTCGGAGCATTATCGTCAGTTGCCGAAAATACCAGAGAATACCGCACCGAAATGGGTAAACTCGACACAGCTTTCACCACAAACAAATTTACAGCGGCAGACGCAAAGCAAACATATTCCGACCTCTATGCTGTGGTTGGCGACAGCGGACAAGCAACTGAGGCGGCTAATCATTTATCATTGCTTTGCGATTCCACAAAAGACCTGCAAAGTTGGACAGAGATTTGCACAGGTGTTTACGGTCAATTCGGTGATTCCTTGCCTATTGAGGGTTTGACAGAGGCGGCAAACGAAACCGCAAAAGTTGGACAGGTAACAGGTCCGCTTGCCGATGCTCTTAACTGGATGGGCGTGTCAGAAGATGAGTTCAACGAAAAACTTGCAAAATGCTCATCAGAACAAGAAAGACAGCAGTTAATCACATCCACCCTCACATCGCTATATTCTGATGCGTCGGCTCAATACAAGAAAACAAATGGCGATGTAATGGAATCTAACAGAGCTCATCAGCAGTTGTCTGACACTATGGCTCAGATTGGTGCTGTCGCCGAGCCTGTCCTTAACTCTCTTATCGGTCTTGGCGGTAAACTCCTCGAACAGCTCTCACCATTGATTGAGAGTGTGGCAAACAACCTTGCCCCTGTTTTAATCAACATTTGCGAAGAGGTCGCCCCGATAATTGTATCAATGCTTGAACAGATTATGCCATTGATTGAGGAATTGCTCCCGTTTATAGCTCAGCTTATAGAGCAGTTAGCCCCTCTCATCATACAGATTGTTGAACAATTGTTTCCGCCTTTAATGCAGATTATACAGGATTTACTTCCGTATTTTATGCAAATAATCCAGGCTATAATGCCGTTATTCAGTACGCTTGTAGAACTCTTAATGCCCGTAATCGAGGTGTTCATTCAGCTTGCCGGTGTGTTGCTCAACGGATTGTTGGCGGCACTTACTCCGATTATAGAGGATTTAGCTACATTTTTGAATGATTTGCTTACACCTCTTATCCCGATTATCAGTGAGTTGTGCGATACAATTGTCGGCATTCTACAGCCTGTTTTTGAACAGCTATCGCCTGTCATCTCACTGGTTTTTGACGCTCTTCGACCGGTTCTTGGCCTACTCGGTGAAATGCTTGAAACACTTATCCCTGCACTTGTTCCGGTGATTGAATGGCTTGCACATATCTTTTCAGAAGTTTTAGGCAATGCCATTAAAAGAGTTAAAAAAATTCTTGAACCGATTTCGGGGATTTTTAACGGAATTGTAGATTTCGTAAAAGGTGTTTTTTCGGGAAACTGGGAACAAGCGTGGAACGGTGTTGTTAACATTTTCAAGAATGTTTTTAACCTTTTGCCTACATTTGTTGAGAATGTAATCAACGGCATTATTTGGATTATTAATAAATTGTTGGAAGGCGTAAACTGGGCAACATCAATGATTGGCTGGGAGATAGATCCGATTCCGGAAGTAACCTTACCTCGTTTCCGTGCCGGCATTGATTATGTTCCACATGATAAGTTCGCCGCATATCTTGATGCCGGTGAGGCAGTTCTCACAGCTCAAGAGGCTGAGGAGTATCGTCAATCAAAGCGTGAAGGCAGAGGCTCAGTGTTTGAAAACGATTCCACTAATATCATTAACAACATCAGTATCAATATTCCCTCTGTTGCAATTAATAACGATATGGATATTGACAGCCTTGTCGAAGATATGAGCAATCGGCTCGCCGATGAAATAACAAGGAGGCAGAGAGCATATGCATAACTTTTATTTCGGAGGTAAATGGTTATCGTATTTCGGCGGTCGTATCACACAAGCGCCACAGCACGAAATCCCCGTTAGAGATGTTTCAACGGTTGAAATCCCGTGCAGAGACGGTGATGTTTTGCTTGATAACGGGCGGTGGCAAAATGTTGAATTTGAGCGTGAAATTTCCTTTTTGCCGTATTTATCCGAACTGTCAGCAAAGCACCTTGCGAGGGCCGTTATCGAATGGCTGACTTTAAATCAAGGTTACCAAAAGTACAAGGACACTTACAATCCCGGATATTTCACCGAGGCTTATATTTCAAATATTGACGATATTGTTCGTGAACTCCCAACATTGCTTACAACTAAAATCAAATTCAACCGCAAGCCGTGGTGGTATTCAGAGCTTGGACAGCGGACTATTGATTTTGAAGTTAATAAATCGGTTTCCTTGCACAATCCCGAACAATATGAATCCTTACCTACTATCATCATAACTAACACGAATGTTAGCGGTGGCACTACGGCCATTGCTAAAATTAACATAAACGGTGAATCACTTGATTTGAAGTGCACAGGCGGTTATGACTACGCTGTGCTTGACGGCGAAACTATGCAGTATATTGCACACAAATCAGACGGTACAACTAATTTTGTTGACGATACTATACCTCCTAAATTAAAGGTTGGAAACAATCAAATTGTTGTAACTGCATATAAAAACGCATTACTGTCAATAAGACCGAACTGGAGGAGATTATAAAAAATGTTCCCTTTGTTGTATAAATCGGATTTTAAAACAATCGGCCCAAGTAGATTTAACCTACTCGGACGGTTTACAGAAATAATCAGCGGTAAAGTTACCGAGGAACGAAACGGCGATTATTTGCTCGAAATGGAACTATCAACAACGGACAGATGTGCTGATTTACTCGACACGCAGTATTTCATTAAGGCAAAACCGAACCCAACCGATGAACCGCAGTATTTTGAGATTTACGATTTGCAGTACAAAGACAAAAAATCAATTACGGTTAAAGCAAAGCACATCAAGCATAATTTGTACAACAACTTTTTAATCGAAACTTCCAACCAAACTGATGTTGTGCACACTCCAAAGGAATGGTGGGATATACTTTGCACAGGTCGTGATTTTGAGGGTGATTCGCTGTTCCCACAGGCAACCTTGTGGGAGCACTATTTCAAATTTACATCAAATATTACCACAAAATCATCTATGACGCTTGGCTTCTGTACGCCCTGTACTCTTGGTGATTTTATGGGCGGTGCAGACGGTTCGCTTGTTGATGTTTTCGGCGGTGAATATAAATACAACAATTTCAATGTGTCGTTGTTAAAAAGCCGTGGGGCGGTTACAAGCTACCATTTGCGCTGGGGCAGTAATATCAGCAGCCTTGTGCAAACGCTTAATTCAGACGATATCTGTTCCCATGTTGCAGCCTATGCCACTTGCCACGACACATACAACGACAAGAACGTCATCCTCTGCTCACAACCGCAAGAACTCAAAACCCATAAATCTAAGCTCATTAAAGTGAAAACGGTTGATGTTTCAGATGGCGGTTCGGTCTACATCGGCGACGAAACAGGTTACTGGGATTTTAATGCCCACACAGGTGAAAACAAGGACTTCTTGATTCAAAAGCTAAATATTCAAGCACAGGTTTTAAGAGGACAGCTCGTAAACACAAACGGAGCACCTACGCTCAATGTAAAGGTTGACTATCCTCCAACACTTAACGAAATGCTTGGACTGCATTTATGCGATACGGTGTATGTCGATACTGAAAACGATAGCATACAAGCGAAAATCATTAAGACAGACTATGATTTTGTGCTTGAACGTTGGAACAGTCTCGAACTTGGCACGCCAAAATCAAAGTTATCAGATTATATAATAAAATGAGGTGAAAACATTGAATATTAACCATACCAAAATGACACTTGAGATTAACAGCTGTAAAAACTACGAAATCTTAGAGGTCAGACAGGGCGATAAAGGCTCACGCATTATTGATTTTGCGTTTACCGTCAACGGTGAAACTGTTAACCTTGCCTCCACGATGTCAGCTAAAGTCAATGCTACGGTTGATGATGTAATCGTAGCAGACAGCGTTGCCGCAGTCGTTGACACCGAAAATAATGTAGTCACAGTTACGCTCACAGACACAATGCTCGCATTATCGGGCATTTGTAAGATGGACATTGTGCTTATGGAAGGCGACGAAATCATAACTGCTGAAACCGTTTGTTTGCGTATTGGAAAAAGCGTAATCAACGATGACAGTAAAGCTTTTCCGGGCGCCAGCTCTATTGTGGAAATCACAAAGGAAGTCGAGAACGCAAGAGGCGGTCAGAATTCACTTGGAGCAAGGCTTGATAAAACAGACAAGAGTATTGCCCGAAAGCTCAATTCAATGCCGTTCGACAGCGAACCCAAAAATAACAGCCCGTGTTACCTCACAAGCGGAGCAGTTTACAACGCTCTGCTTGTGAAAGCAGATAAAACCGCCTTGGCGACTAAATATGATTCGTCAAATATTGAAAGTGGTACATCAACACTCACACCGTATTCAACCGTCACCGATAAAATCAAAAGTGCAAACTGTACATATAAGACGATTGGTGACATCGTAATCGTCAGTGCAACGGTCAAAATGAACGCAGTATCTCTTGCCGGCAATAGCATGTGTCCGCTGATTGATTTGCCGTACAAATGTATTTCCGAGGACAATGTTTTTTGTGTCGGTATTTCAAACCTTGGCAAGCTCTTTAAATTTGCCATTCCGAAAAATAACACTTGGCTACAGTTTTCGACTCAGGATAAGACCGCATATACATTCGCAGACGGCGAGCAAATTAATGTGATTTGCTTGTACAAAATTAAATAACGGAGGTAAAAATAATGGAACTTAAAGAAAAAATCACACTCGATATGCTCACAAAGGACAGCGTGTCGGTACTCAGACAGCAGTTTTTAACCTTTAACGGTGAAGAAATGCAGGTGGGCGGCAACATCCGCAATGCCTACATGAACAGCAAATCAGGCAGAGAACAGCTTAAAACGGTGCTGTCAGACGAATATTACAACGCCGTTATGGCGGTTTGGGGCGATAATCCAACCGTTGACGAGCCGACGACAGAAAGCGAGGTGTAAACAATGAAAGAAAACATTTTACAGGCATTATTTGCCACGGTATGCGGTGCTATTGTCGCATATCTTAACATCTTACTTGTGCCGTTTGCGGTGATGATTGCGGTAATGATTATCGACTACATCACAGGAATGGCACAGGCATACATCAGCCACACGCTTAACAGCCGTGTCGGTGTAACAGGCATTATCAAAAAGGTAGGCTATATCGTAGCCGTAGCGGTCGGTATTGTTGCCGACTATCTCATCAGCTCGGCACTTGTCAACTGCGGAATCGACCTGCGGATTAACTACTGCATCGGCATGATTGTTACGATTTGGTTTATCATCAACGAGTTGATTTCAATTTTAGAAAACCTCTCGGAAATCGG